AGCTCTATACCTTCGAAATCAAACAGTTCTATTTGATCGTAGCTAGAGGCCTTAGTTAGATATAGTTGTAGTTGCATCATTATCTTACGTTATTTATGTAGTCAGAAGCAAAACTGAATGTTACAGTGTAATTTATAGTCTTGTTGTTTAAACTAGTATTGTAGGTAAAATCTTTGTTTTGTGGGGTGGCTGCAATTGAACTTCCATCATAAGTAATCCAGCAGTTTTCTGTTAAGAACAATTCTTCTATTGTCTGGTTAAAATCCTCATTTATAAATCCAGTATTAAGCGTCAAGCTTTTATTGGCCTTAACATCGAATCTTTGAGACTGCACATCTCCAGTGTTGTAGGAAGCATTAGAATTAATTATGTTCCTTTTGAATATTGAGTCTGTTATATTAAAACTCTCTATGGACTTCTTAAAGAAGTACATCGTTTGAAGTACACCAAACTTATTTATGAATTGGCATTTAATAGGTGTGAATTTAGGTTCACATACTGGAATTAGGTTTATACTCTTTAATAGAGTGGTTTGTCCGTCATTATAAACGTTTATAACGTAAGGAGTGTTATTCGTGTTGGGTGTAAAGGAAACGTATCTAACAGCACTGTCTGCTTCATTTGTAAAGTCAGCGGCTGTGTCTATAGTTGTTTGTACGCCATCTCTAGTGTAAACAATCTCTATGTCATCCTCTGTAAAGAAAGGGATATCTATAGATGTCCCTTCTGGAGTGTAAACATAATCCGAAGATATAAGAGCGTGTCTGCTAAGTTCAGGAGTGGCTCCCTCTTGGAAGTACCCATATCCATCAAATGCTAAATAATAAGATGTTGCCATATTAAGTGGTTATTGTTGATTCTATTTGAACCCATTTAACGTACGTTATATTGTTGTTTAATGGTGTGTTTATGTTCGGTGTTAATTTATCTCTAATAAGCTCTGATATCTCAAATATCACATAATCATCACCGGGCAAAGGTTTCTTTGTTAGTGTTGCCACGGCCGTTCCTTTATCTACAGTTTTTGTGCCTGAATAAACATAAATATCTATCTGAGTTTGTACCATACCCGATTGAGTATATTTTAAATAGTATGGACTTCTAGTGTTTATTTTAGTTTCAGGCATTATGATGAAGGTTGATCAGCGGTTAATACACATATTTTCTGTTCGTCAGATCCTCCATTATGGAATCCGGAAGGGATATTAATGTATACCTTAACAGTTCTTGTTATTGGGCTTCCAGTAGTATTGGCATTCCAACTAGGTGGCAATGTTTCTGACCCAGCATAATCAAGATCAACATACTCGCTTTTAGCTATATTGATAAGAGATGAGGTTGGAGATGTAATTGTTCCGTCTTGAGCGACAGCAAATCCAGTTATATCTGTACAGTCAGGTATATATTCTACTGTAATAGCATCTTCTATTTGAACCCACTTAACATAATCACTCACATCATTAGATAGTAAGTTGTTATTAGGCTGCAAATAATCCCGGATAATTTCAGCAAGCTCAAATATCACATAATCGTTTCCGCTTACAGGATATTTCTTTAACGAATATTTCACATCCCCTTTATCAGTGGTTTTCTGCCCAGCATATATGTAAATATCTAACTCTACATACACCAGATTAGAAGCTTGGTATTTTAAAGGAAAAGGACTTCTTACGTTTATCTTAGTTGACATTCTTGCTGGTTGAGTTTTTAAGATGTTCTTCTATATCTTTAATATATGCGGCTGATGAATCTTTGAGCAATGCGTTCATTATTCTAAGAGAAGCTTGGTATGATATGTTTCTTCCTTTATATCCTTTCTTCCCTATAGCATTCGCTATTGCAAAGGCAGCCGACTTTAAGCTTTTACCATTCCTTGGCCCAATACCCTTAGCCTCCATCCAAGCCTCTATAGAAGTTCTTGGAGGAGCTTTAGCTCCCTTTCTTCTACCTGTATGCAGAGTAGCAAAAGATTTGCTTCCGCCAACGGCTATTCCTATGGAGTCTGTTGTTTCAAATGTATTAGAGTAAACGCTGCTAGCGGTTTGGCCAGTGGCATTTATACCTGCCTCCCCCATATAAGTCTTTATAGCCTCTTGTATCTTTGGGCCATAAGTCTCCATTACCACTCTGAGGTTGTTTCTATTCACAAGTGCTGAAGTTATCGTTAGGCATTTGTACAGATAGTGTTATTCCCCAGCCAGCTAATTCATTCTCAAAACGATCCTGGAAAGGCTCAGCAGTGACTTCTCCAGTTATCTGGAGGTCACTGTTCTCTAATAGTGTACCTCTTCTTAAATGGCTCTGTAGGTCGTTTACAACAGCAAGCTGAGTGTTTAATATATCTTGCAAGTTATCATTACCATAAAATGAATCGTAAGTATTCTCGTTCTTATTCTTGTCGACAATATCCATAGACAATACACTAATGTCTGCTGTCATAACGTAGTCACTAAAGACTACGTTTCCTATGCTTATATGTGATAACGGAAATATAGTTGTCTTTGTTAAGTCAACCTCCATTATATCACCAAAAGTTACCGTATTGGTAATATTGTTAGCTCTTAGCCTGTCTTTAATTTTGTCTAGTAAGTCGTATACTTCTTTCATTTTATTTTCTTGATAGCCGCAGCTTCTAATTGGTTCTTCTCTTTCTCAAACTCAAGCCAGCTTAAGGCTTGCGTGACTTTAAGTTTTGTAACTTCTTCAAACTTGAGGAGGTCTCCCTTAGCGATTGCATAAATTGATTGATACCAACCCCATTTTCGTCCAAAGCTTGCCTCAGCTCCGAGTCCTCCCGTTGAATCTCCTTCTTCAAATAGCCCGTCAAATAGATTGACAGTTCTTTCCCTAAACGATAAAAAAAAACCACAGCCCCCAGTGCTATATCAATAGGCATATCTTTCATTACCTCTGAATATTTATCTGAGCTTTCGTAGTCTTCTATAAGATACATTCCCTTCTTCTCGAAAGTAACCGGTCTATACAATACAGCCATAGCTTTATGCATATCAGTCCAATCAGATATATAGGTGTCTAAGTCAACAAACTCTCCTAAAGAGATACTATCGAGCTTGGGCATAAACCCAAACTCTACCTCATCACCATTTGGGTCCTTTAAGGAGAACCTACTTATCATAGGAGTGTCCGCTTTAAACAACTCATTAAGGTGGTTTATTACAAAGTTGAAGTCAGTAAGCTTCATATTGTAGGCCTCCTTTAGAGTCAGCCCACAAAAGACCTCTAGCATCTTAAGATTAAGAAACTCTGGGTCTTCAGCTTCCTTGTTATCCTCAGATAGCTTATAGAACTTTTGATATTCTGAAAGCTTAATTCCTCTTAGCGACTTGGGGATGTCTATCTTTAACTGCTTCATACTAATATAACCAATATTTGGTATCGGTGTACCATAAGCAGACCAAAACAAAAGATGGAAAAATTAGTTATATTAATATAGAATTGGAATTTTGGGAGTCACAAACGAACAAAAATGAAAATTCAATATCCTTGCTGGGTATTAATAAAGAGGCTTAGGGTAACTATACTTTTATCTGAAAGTCTATTCCTCTTTTCTGAATCGGTTGATTTTATTAAACCTGATATATACACACCGTCCGATCTCGTTTTACGTTGATTTTATTAAACTGGATATAACATAACCGATTAAGCCCGTTTTACGTTCTTTTCCTTAGAGGCTCTCAAATCTCTGGCTAGGGGTAGGGTCCCGCTCATATGTTTAAGGCCCTTAGAAGCCCTCTGAGGGGCTCCTGGGGCTATGTTTTCGTTTGGTTGATTAGTTTTAAGGGCTGAGTATACCCAAAAAAAAAGCCCGGTTAAAAACCAGGCTATTATAAATTTATTGATATTTTATTTTGTGAGCTTTATAAACTCTTCAATCTTAATTTGTCGATTGAAATTAGTTTCATTAGTTAAATAGTATTTGTGATCTGTTTCAAGTATTTTTAAAGCTGTGTTAATTGGGTACAGCCTTTTAATGTCTCGCGCGTATTGGCGCGCGTGTTCAAACTGTTGCTGTGATTTGCTCATTTTGTTTTGTGTTTAGTTTATTACTATTAATTACAAACCCGGACGCATCAAGCCGGGCGGCTTTTCCTTTTGCTTTGAGGCCCAATATAACGCCCGCGTGATTTAGCATAACTAAGTCACTGGTGTCACCGTCTACCACCTTAAAACCTTTATAGTGGGTCGGCAATTGATCCGAGAAGACGGCCGAAACATTAGCCCCGAGGCTTAAGGCCTCGAGGGCCTCGGCTTCGTTATCTTCAGCCCTGGAAAAAGTTAATACATAATTAGGCGCATTAATATACTTTTTAATCTTTCCTAAAATCTTACTGTAGTCATAGAAAATTGAAACCGGGGCCAGGTCGGTAATATCTAAGCCTGCGTACTTTTTCAATAGGTATACAAAATCTTGATCACTGGTACCATTAAGCCGGAAAGCTATTTGCTCCCCTTTCTTTTTAGCCTTTGCGGTTTCTTTTATTATTTCCCCGGCCAGCTTTTTAATGAATAGGCTTTTATCCTGGATATAAAAGTTTGTTTTATTAATGCGCGCATTTTGTACACTATTAAAAGCCCCCCGGCCGGCCTTAAATAGGCAAGCCAGCGCACAACCTTTAGAGGCTTTAGGGCATAGATTGACCCCGGTTGAATTTTGGGTATGTGGTGCCAGGTATAAAATAAAAGTTTTTAGTTCGTTCTTTGCTGTCTTTGCGTTGGTGTGGCCCGGGCTCAATAGCCGGGCCGGGATTGTGTAATTTTTCATTGTTATATGTTTAATAGTTTAGACTCTAAAAAACTTTCAATAAAGCCGTCGGGAAGTTTTAAAGTTCCTTTGCCGTCAACTATTAGCTCTGCCTCTATTATTTGAATATCAACGGCACCGGGGGTATAATAGTCCCCGGCCCATTCAGTCAATTCTAAAGTATAATTAATAATAAAGTCATCACCGACGAAACATTCGTATTGTTTCCTTGTCTTTAAATGTGTTACTTTTCTTTGTTTCATTTTATTCTGTTTTTTATGTTCGTCAAAAGTTTGTGCATTTTCAAAAGCTTCATTTAGAAGCTCATTAAATTGCTGTTCCTGGTTTTGGTCAAAGTTGATCATCTATTAATAAAATTTGTTAATTGGTTAATATTATTAATGCGCTGGTCCATCTCGCCGCCGTCCGACCAAGGGTCACGAAAAAAAGTATACTCGACCCCGTCAATTTTTGCCGATATAATGCGCTCAAATTTTATTGTGCGATAGGCTTTCTTCCTGGTGTTAAATAAATTGATATTTTCAACAGCATCTAAATTATATTTTAGCTTTCCGCCCTTTAGATATTTAGTTACACCTTTGCGAAATACACCCCGGCCCAACGTTTGATTGGCCCTGGTGTAGGTAAGCGAAAAAAACCGCCCGCTTTTAATTTTGTTGTTTAATTCTGTAAAGTTTAAAGTTTTCATTTTGTAATAATTAAAGGTTAATAAAGTAGTTGATAAAATGCCCGACGATATAACCGCCAAAAGCAAATAAATAAAGGTTTGTTATTAGTTTCATTTGATTTTATTTATTGGTTTAATAAATAATTTAAAGCAATTACCGAAACGATCGATAGCCGTATAATTCCCCGGTTTTGGTTGTTTTGGTTGTTTTGGTTTTTGTGTTTCTTTTATTGGTTTCATTTGATTAGATTTTAAAGATTAATTAATAAGTGTATTTAAAATTTTCTTGCAGCCTATACCCATAATTATAAATAAAGGCTTTGTTTATTGCATTTACTTTAAATCGCATAGCATTTATTTTGTTACCGATCGAGCTATATTGTTTGTTTGATCTTACATTATAAACGTCTAGTTCTAATTGATCCAATTTAGATAATGCGCTATAAAGCTGGGCTTTTAAGTCGTTTTCATTGGCCCAAATTATTTTAATCGTGCGCATCATTTCATACTTTCCGCCCGATAAATTGCGCAAAGTTTGTCTAGTGTTAAATTGCTTTTTTGTTGATTTCAATTGTAAGTTACTGATTTTCATTGTGTTATGTTTTTGATTAGTATACATTTTTTTTGCTTTGTTCAAATATACAAAACCTATTTAACATATTAACATTATATAAACAATAATTCATACAACAAATAAAAATAAAAATCAAGGTCGAGACGAAAAAAAAGTTTTTTTATCCTGGTAAACTTTGCAAAGTGAATAGGGTCCAGGTTTTAGCCTGGCCCCCTAGCCATTAATTAAAGTACGGGCGCACGCGTACAAAAATATATTGACTTATGCAAATCAATACCTTATCAATAATGAATCTAAATAAGGCCCAAGCGGCCCGCGCGGGGGGTACTGCGTTTAAGGGGGTACTGCGTTTAAGAGCCTGGATCCTGGCTCCTGGGCCTACTGCGTTTAAGAATTTCGGGGCCACTGCGTTTAAGAATCTACCCCTACTGCGTTTAAGAATTTATCGAATCACATAAGTGCCGCGCTTGGCATTGATCTCTGCAAACTGAAGAGCATATCTCATTGCATCGATACAGTGATTCCACTTGTCTATTGGCCGCTCATTGCGAGCGTGCCATACATAGTTATTCAGCTCCTTGATTATATTCTCTGACTTAGCATCTACTATAATCTCATAGTCTTGCATCAGGGCTATCCCTGAAAGGATAGACCCTTTGCCTTTCTTAGCTCCTTTTACATTACAGCCATAAACCTCCCTGAGCTCCTGGATCATCCTAGGCTCATTGTTGTCTGTTATAATTATAGAGTCTAAGGCGTGTCTTATGTTCCTTTCCCCTATTTCCTTTGTAGATAGCCCAGGCTTAACGAAACACTCCTGGACCCACATTATCCTATGTTCAGTGTCTACAGAGCATCTGACGAGCGTTGTGGGGTCTGTAGAGAATCCGTAATCTTGTCCGTATACAATCTGATGGTAATCTTTGAATTGGCCAGTTCTCCAGTTGGTGATCACTACACCTTCAGCCTTGTCAATCCACCCACCCATTATTTGGTGCAGATACTTCCTTGGGTTCTTCTTACGCATCATCTCTACCTGCTCAACAAAAGAATTAGATAGATTATCTTTGTTGTCCATATAGCTAGTGTGAATGTATGTTACGTTATCCTTCCATACATTCGACCCAGCTTCTACTCTTTTGGCTGCAAAGAACCTCTGGTATATCCAATGCTCCTTTGTGGTTGGGTTGAGTATTA